GTCCGCAAGTCACAGGTCAGTGCGGCTGAGTGGGACATCGTCGCGTTCGATCCCGAGAAGCGGATGAGCGAGCCGCTCAAGGAGCAGGTCAAGGGCCTATTCGATCGTCCGAACCCGGCCACCGACAGCTTCCGCAGCTTCGTCGAGCCGGTCATCGAGGACATCCTGGTGCTCGACGCCGGGGTGATTGAGAAGGTCAGGAACCTGCGCGGTCTACCGGCCGAGCTGTGGCCGGTCGATGGCGGCAAGATCCGAGTCAGCTCCAGCTGGTCAGGGGAGCGTGGGGAGCCGCGCTACTTCTGGTACCCCGACGGGTTCCTGCGCGCGTCGTTCAGCAACGACGACATGACGTACATCATGGAGAACCCGGCCACCTATCGTCCGACCGGCCTGTCCAAGCTCGAAACCCTCAAGCTCACGATCGAGTCGGAGCTGGTGGGCCACAGCTACAACCATCGCCAGGTCACCAACGCAGCCCCCGACGGGATGCTTGACCTCGGTGAGGGTGCTCGTCCCGAGCAGGTCGACTCGTTCAAGACCTACTGGCTGTCCGAGGTGGCAGGCCGGGGCGCGATGGCGTTCATCGGCGGCACCAAGAACGCCAAGTTCATCCCGTTCCGGAACAGCAACCGTGACATGCAGTTCCTGGAGTGGCAGATCTATCTGGTCCGCAAGATCAGCGCCGTGTTCGGTCTGTCGCCGCAGGACCTGGGTCTGACCTTCGATGTGAACCGCTCGTCGAGCGAGGTCCAGCAGGAGAACACGGACGACCGTGGTATCCGCCCGTTGCTGTCGCTCATCCAGGACTACTTCACGCGGGAGATCGTGTGGGACCCGGCGTTCGGCGGGCCCGACAACAACCTCGCCTTCCGCTTCACCAAGCTCAACCTCCGAGAGACCCTCAGTCAGGCCAAGGTCATGGAGATCCAGCTCGCCAAGATGCCATGGCGCGCCGTGAATGAGGTTCGCAAGGAGCAGGGTCTGGAGCCGTGGGGCCCAGAGTTCGATGAGCCAATGGTGGTGACACCCACCGGGGCGGTTCGCCTCTCCGAGGTGCCCACGGCTCAGGAGGTTTCGGAGAAGAGCAAGCCCGCCGGTCAGGCAGGGGCGCCGCAAGAGGGTCAAGCGGCCACCCCCGCGCCAGGCAGCAAGGGCAACAAGGAGAACTAATGGCAGCCTCACTTTCCTTGCGCGTCTACACCTCGACGGGTCCGACGGAGTCGAGTGCCGTGACCGGCATCGACCTGATCAGTGCCGACAACGCGACGAACTCGTTGGCCAATCGCCAGGCCAACCCGATCACGGTCGCGACCAACAGCTACGAGAAGTGGATGAAGCTCAAGGTCGACACAGCCCCAGCCAACGCCGTGACCAACTTCAAGGTCTGGGGCGACGGTGCTGTTCAGACCTCGACCACGTTCAAGTTCACTGGTGCCTACGTGACGTATCAGCAGGGGTCCACGGTGACCTCTACGATCGCGAACACCACGTTCACCAACTTCACCGCCGGGAACAAGGCGACCTGGGACGCCACGACCTACACCACCACGAACGCGACGACCAAGTTCATCGTGTTCCAGCTGCAGGTAGACGCCACGGCCCCGGCCGGGAACTGGACCCAGGAGACCATCAGCTACAGCTATGACGAAACGTAACTGTCGGTGTGCGGCTTGCAGCCACTGCAAGTCGCATCACCAGGAGAGGTGCAGGGTGAAGGGGTGCGAGTGCCCCTTCTTCTTCTGAGGAGGGATCGTGAGCCTCGTTGTCCTGTGCCCGTCGCGGGGTCGCCCGCAACAGGCAAGGGAGTGTTACCAGGCGTTCCTGGACACTCGCCACCTGACCGACTCGGAGATGCTGTTCGTCATCGATGAGGACGATCCGAGCGTGTATGACGTCCCGGTGTTTCACGTGAAACGTGGCCGACCCGGGATGACGGACGCGCTCAACGCTGCCACGGCAGAGATGTGGGACCAGTACGAGGTCATGGGCTTCGTGGGTGACGACCACAGGTTCAGGACATCCGGTTGGGACAGCCAGTTCACCAGCTTCCTGCGTCAGTCCGGGCCCGGCCTGGCTTACGGCAATGACCTGGTCCGAGACGATATCCCGACCCAGATCTTCGGCAGCTCGGCGATCTGGAAGGCCCTGGGCTGGATGGCCAATCCGCTGTGCCGCCACCTGTACCTCGACAACACCTGGCGTGTGATCGGGGACTCGGTCGAGCGCCTGTTCTACTTCCCAGACGTGATCGTGGAGCACATGCACCCGACCGTCGGCAAAGCCGAATGGGATGAGGGCTACCGGGCCGTCAACGCCCCGGAGGTCTACAGCGCAGACGGTCAGGGGTTTGCTGCGTGGCTCGCCAACACGGCAGAAGTCGACGTGGAGCGGGTGCGTGCAGTCCTTTGAGGTCTCGGCCCTGCTCTCGACCTACAACAGGAACGACCTGTTGTTGGGTCGTTCGCTCCGCTCAGTTCGAGAGCAGTCTCATCCGGTCTCCGAGATCCACATCGTCGCCGATGGCATGGTGGATCCGGAGTGGGCGGAGTTGAGGACGAAGCTCGCCATGCTGGGTGACGAGCGCATTCAACTGCATCGGGTGCCGCGACAGTCGTACCCGGAGGACCCGGGTCAGCGATGGGCCGTGGTGGGGCTCAATGCCCGCAACTACGCCCTCGACTGCGCCCGGGGGGAATGGCTGGCGCCGCTCGATGACGACGACGAGTGGAGCCTGGATCACATCCAGGTTCTGCTCGACGCCGTTCGCCAAGAAAAGGCGGACTTTGCATACGGCGAGAGCCTGTACCACTGGCCCGACGAGCACTTTCAGAAGGCTGGTCGGTGGCCGCCTGGCATGGGATCGTTCTGCGATGGCGCCCAGCTTTATCGGAATGGGATGGGCTATCGCTACGATCCCGAATGCATCGCGCGTGGACTTCCCGAGGATGGCGACATGTGGGAACGCATGGTTGCCGGAGGCGTAAAGTTCACATACGTGGGCCAGGTGGTCCATCACTACTGGGTGAACCAGCGATGATCCCGGTGCTGGGCGTGCCGGTCCTGAACCGGCCCGATCTCCTCTACGCCATGCTCAACTCGACGAACCATGAGATCGAGCGGGTCGTCATCGTGGACAACGGGGACGTGGTCCCCGACATCACCAACAACAACGTCCGGGTCATTCGGTCCGGTCACAACCTCGGAGTCTCAGCGTCCTGGAACCTGATCATCAAGAGCACACCGGTCTCGCCCTGGTGGCTGTTCACGAACTCGGATATCGAGTTCGCGCCTGATGATCTGACCCGGATTGCGGACTACATGAACGGCGGCGGACAGGCGGCGGTGCTGGGCACCTACTCCGTCCTGGCCATCACCAAAGAGGTCGTCGAGAAGGTTGGTTGGTTCGACGAGAACTTCGCCCCGGCCTATTTCGAGGACAACGATTACGACTACCGCTGTCGCCTGGCAGGGGTCGAGGTGGCAGCGCTGCCCTGTGGGTACACCCACCAGATCAGCTCGACCATCAGGTCCAGCCCGTCCTACAAGCTCCAGAACGATCTGGGCACGTACCCGGCCAACAAGGCTTACTACGTGGATAAATGGGGCGGCACCCCGATGGAAGAGAAGTTCACGACCCCGTTCAATCAGGGCGGGGACCACCGGACATGGCAAGTGGACCTGTCGCGACTGGCGCGTCAGGCCTGGCGGGTAGACCCACCCGAAGGAGAGCGATAAATGGCAACTCTCGCGATCACTCCCGCCTCTGGGAGCATCACCTCGACCAAGGACTTCACGAAGGTCGTCGTGGCCGCTGCGACCGTCAACGACTCGTCGAACTACAGCGCCTCCACCTATCCGACCGAACCCGCGTTCACGTACTACCTCACGTTCGAGCTTGGTGGCTCGATCCTGGGCAAGAGCTACGTGTTCACGCCGGACAGCACCGGCGGCCACGAGTTCGACAACTACGTGTTCCCAAGCGCCGGTGCTTGGACCGTGCGCCTGAGCAATGCGGCGACAGCTGGGTCGGTTGCGACTCTCGCGGTGACCGTCGCCTAGACCATTGAGCAAGGAGGGATCTTGCGTCAGCGTCTGGCAGTTGCGGGACCGCCGGAATACAACGGCATCCGCGACAATCTCGCGTGGGCAAACCACGCAGCTCGAACTCTCGTCACCGGCGGCCTGATCGCATGGGCGGCACCCGATACGCTCTGCGATCCGGCCTGCGGTGACGCCTCAATCCTGGAAGCCGCCTTTCGGCTCCGCCCATTCGGCAGCGCGTCGTTGGCGGACATCTCGGCTCTCCAGGTCGACTCGCTTGCACCCAGCTTCCCGCATACCAGGAAGCGGGCGGAGCTGATGACAACGCTCGACATGCTCGACAGGGTCGACATGATCGTGCTCACCGAAATCCTGGAGCACCTCGTAGATCCGGATGCAACCCTGCGCCTGGCACGCCAGAAGGCAGGGATGCTCGTTGCCTCGTCGCCCATCGGAGACCCCGAGAACGGCGGCAACATCGAGCACCTCTGGGCCTGGGACGAGAACGGCTACGGCGAGATGCTCAAGGAGGCGGGGTGGGAGGAAGTCCTCCGGTCAACGGTCACGATGCCGGGTATCAATGGCAACGCTCAGATCTGGATCTGTCGATGAACCGGGTGCTGATCACGGGAGCCGCAGGGTTCCTGGGGCGCTGGTTCACCCGGTACCACCTCGATCAAGGCGACGAGGTTGTCGGCGTCGACAACATGAGCAGCGCCGGGGCCTCCTGGCCGACCGATGACTTCGAGAAGTTCGAGGACGACCTCGAACTCGTCCTCGGGTTCTTCGCAGTCCAGAACAAGGCGGCGTTCGACATCGCCTACCACTTCGCGGCTCCGGTCGGCGGTCGGGAGAAGATCGAGGGCGACCCGCTGTTCAACGCTGACAGCCTGCGCCTCGACTCCATGTTCTTCCGCTGGGCGGTGGGGCGAGTGGGGATTGTGGTGTACCCGAGCAGCTCTGCGGTCTACCCGGCCGCGCTCCAGGATGGCTGGGGCACGATGCTGTCAGAGGACATGGTTCATCCGGGCAACGCCCAATGGGGTGCGCCCGACGAGATGTACGGCTTCACCAAGTTCGCCGGTGAGATGTTGGCCTGGAAGGCGGCCATCTACGGAGTGAACACGCTGTGCATCCGCCCGTTCAGCGGGTATGGCGAGGGCCAGTCGATGGAGTATCCGGTCCCGTCGATCCTGGCCCGGGCCAAGGCTCGCGAGCACCCGCTCACCGTCTGGGGCACCGGGCTCCAGCAACGGGACTTCATCCACGTCAGCGACATCGTTGGCGCCACCGTGTCACGACTCGATGCCGGTGTGCATGGATATCAGTCCATGAACATCAGCTCCGGGATCGGCACGACATTCAACAGCATCGCCACCCGTGCCATGGCGCTGGTCGGCTACTCAGGGGCCATCCGGAACGACACCGGTAAGCCATCGGGCGTCAGCACACGACGAGGGGATCCGTCACGGATGCTGCGGTACTACAGCCCTGACGTTTCGCTCAACGATGGGCTCGCCCGGGTGCTGAAGAGCTTGCCCTGATGCCTCAGATCGTTCGCCTGGAGCGCGCACCAGGCAGTGACCTCACCGCATACAGCGCCCGTCGGGACGGGGCGGTTGCGGGAACCATCGCCATCCCCACCCGTGACCATGTGGGGACTGGCCTCTTCATCAGCATGATGATGGCGGACTGGTCCTTTTTGGAGCCCGGCCAATCAATCAGCTGGCAGGTGGTCGAGGGCAGCATCTTGCCCTCCCAGCGGAACGAGCTGGTCCAACGGATGCAGGGTGACTGGATCCTGTTCGTTGACGCCGACATGAGCTTCTCCCCCGACGCGATCGGGCGGCTGGTGAAAGTCCGCGAGGAGCACGATCTCGATATCGTGGGCGGCTTGTGCTTCCAGCGCAAGGACCCACATCAGCCGACGCTCTATATGCGTGAGAAGCCCACGGAGGGCGGTTACACGTTCCTGGAGCAGTGGGACACCGATCTGGTTGAGGTGGACGGGACCGGGTTCGCGTTCATCCTGATCCATCGGCGGGTGTTCGAGAGGATGGTCCGGGTATACGAGGAACGACCTGGTTTCCATTGGCCGCCGATCGAGCAGCGAGAGTCGATGCCACCGCCCAACTTCTTCCGCTGGATGGATGGGGTGGGCGAGGATCTGCGGTTCTGCCAGGACGCAAAGGCGATTGGGTGTCGCATCTACGTGGACACCCGGATCGAGATTGATCACGTCAGCGAG